TCCTGCCCGAAATCGAGCTCCTCATTGCTCAACAGACGATGATTGAGAAGAAGGTGACCGCAGGGACCGCAGAGTTTGAGAAGCTGGACGCCGAGTTCAGGGAGCTCTTTGCAGCATACAATACCGCCACACGGGGCCTCTGGGAGAATAAGAACCTGTATGACGGGGGCGAGGGGAGCGGTGAGCGCGGCCCACGACGCGAGTTCATAATGAAATGCTCCGACGAGACCTGCCGTGGCTTTCTGTCCTCTGCCTACAAGTGTGGGACGTGCGAGAAATGGACATGTTCGCAGTGCCTGGTGACGATTGGTGCAGACAAGGACGCGACGCATGTGTGTAATCCGGATACACTTGCGACGGCGAAGACGATTAAGGCCGAGACGCGCCCCTGCCCGAAGTGTGGCACGCGCATCTTCAAGATAGATGGGTGTGACCAGATGTGGTGTGTTATGGATGGCTGTAACACAGCCTTCTCATGGCAGAGTGGCACGGTGATTGTGGGGACGATTCACAACCCGCACTACTATGAGTGGTTGCGTCGCCAGGGTGGTGGGGCGCCGGCACGTGAAGTGGGTGATATTCCCTGCGGAGGTCTGCCCACGGTTGCGCAACTCATGAGTTATATGCGCGACAGCTATTTGAGCCACGCAGAACGCGACTCTCTGTATGAGATTCATCGGAATTTGCGAGAGCTGATTGAGATGCGCCTGCGTGATTATCCTGCGCGGCAGCCGCAGCTGATGAATAAAGATACGGATGTGGGCTACTTGATGAAGGAACTATCGGAGGAAGAGTGGCAGAGGCAGTTGGAGCTGAGCGAGGCCAAGTTCTTGCGTAAGAAGGAGATCGGCCAGATTCTTCAAACACTTGCAACGGCTGGCTCGGATATGATGAACCAGATTACGAATCAGGCCCGAGCCGCATCGCGGGCTGCGGCAGCCTTTGAAACAGCCGCGCGCACAGGGCGCGCTGCTGCGCAGGACACGGAACAGGACCGCCTTATAAGAGCAGCTGCGAGTGCGAAGGCCGTCACGGTGAAGCACGATGCGGCCATTGCTTTCTCGGCGTGGTTCCGTGACGTCGGTAAGCCCGGTCTCGAGCAACTCCGGGTATTCGGCAACGACTCCCTCAAGGATCTGGCCAAGCGTGATAGGATGGCCGTGCCGCAGTTTGAGGAGCAGTGGGTCTGGGTCCCGCATCGGGCGATCTACAAGCCCAAGAAAGAGGCCGTTGCAGTGGATCCCGCGCCAGGAGTTTAAAGTCGGAAATCTCTAAAAGAAGAAGATGTATCGCTGTGCTGTGATTCACTTGGATTCTGCAGCAGAACGCATGCCCATTATAGAAAAGCTCCGTAAAACACTGATTCATACCGTGGAAGTATATTCTGCGAAGGATGGAACAGACTGGGAAAAATCTTCCAAGATTGCGAAAATGCACCCATTCGAAAAAATACCCGTGCCTCGTGGGCATCTTGGATGTACTCACAGTCATATTGATATTATTCACGGGACTCTAAAGGGGAAACATCAATATGCTCTTATTTTTGAAGATGACTGTGAAATGCTTGCAGTCCAAGATGATATTTACGGATTTATTCACTATACAAAGGTTCTTCCCGTGGAATGGGATATGATTCTCCTGGGTGCGTCTGAATACGTGGAATCGGAAAAGATAAATGAGATCTATACCAAAGTCAAACGATTCTGGGGGACGCACGCGGTCATAATGAAAGAGAAAGCCATGCGCGCAGTTTTACAGACATTTGCGGATGCACAAAAAGAGGGTGTATTCCTTCCAGCCGATTGGATGTATAACGAGGCTATAAAGAAGCATGGACTTACATGCTATGGGCCTACAGAACTTAATCGCCTTTGCCAACAGAAGCCTGGCCTCATTTCCGCAATCACGGGAAAGCCGCGCGTTGCTCCCAAGCCAAACAGTAAAATTGCTTGATTTTTATATCACACTGAATAGATCATGGCCGAAGATAAAAGACAGTGCATACTATGTTTAGAAGTTGATGCAACAAGCATTGTAAATGGGGAAGGGGGTGAAGAATATGTGATCTGCACAGAATGTGTAACATACTGTGAAGAATGCAATAGCGAGTTAGAGCCAGGTAGCGTGTATATTGTAAAACTTGAACAATATATTCTTCCAGGTGGATGGATATTCGCCGAAGCTGGGACAGAATATAAAAAAGAAGAATACCTCGCGGTATATTGCGGATATTGTAGGGATATGGTTTGTCGCACACACAAATCAATGAACTGTCCTAGCCGTTGCGAGAACTGTTGCAACCCTTGTAGTAATCAATGTGAATGCGAGAACCTCAGATAGGTAAAGCCTCATAGTTGTCATTTCCATCAATATTTACTTTATTAATCTTATATCCCAAGGTTTGAATATAACTCATCAATTCAACGCCTGTATTAACGATCCCTTTCCAATGAATACTGTTACTGCTCCAGCATTCAAACAATATAACCGGTTTATATTTCAGAATAGTTTGTTCCCCACCCTTTAACACATTCAGTTCATGCCCCTCCACGTCTATTTTAATTAAGTCAATCTTATCAAATTGAAATGAATCCAGGGTTTCCAATGCATATTTATTTTTTGTGTGTTCAGGGTTGCCTGTTTCTACCAATTTACACCCACCAATATTACAAGTTTCAGGAAGCATCATTGTAGTTTTTTTATCAATATTATCTGTAAGGGCGCAATGGCGTGGATAAATAATAGATTCCTTATTGTTTAAAAAAATATTTCCACATAGGGCATAGTAAGAAGAATCATATGGCTCAAATGAAAATATTTTTCTATTTTTAATAGCAAGGGGTATAGACCATGTACCAATGTTTGCACCGATATCTAATATAATAGAATCATCCTTAAGATATTTTTCGGCGTGTTTAATTAAGTTATTCTCCCAATAGCCGCGTGTAGCTAAAGAATTGGATATTGTATCGTTGCCGTAGCATAAATATGAATATTTATCAATACTGTTGCAAACTCTTCTGGATGACATGCTGTTATAATAAGAATATATCTTTATACTGGCACCTTTTGCCGCAGATTACGTTACTGAAGAAAATGAGTTATCCATTCCCAATTTATTCATTCCCCATTGAAGGATACGCTTGACTTTTACCTCGGGCAAGAAAGAAGAATACATTCTGAAGTCGAACATGCTGCCGCTGAAAAGTTCGTCGCGCAGTTCATAATCTGAAAGATCGTTCATCCAGTTGGACTTTCCGAGATAGTTATTGCTGGTCACTTTGGCCTGTGGCAGGTATCCCTGTTCTTGTGTGGCAATGAGATTTCCATTCACATAAATATGAATATCTGGGCGCATAGCATCCATATTTTTTGCTGTAACTGCAATATGTGTCCATTTCTTAATAGGAATGGCGCGATTCACTTTTATTTGCACTTTGCGAAGTTTCTTTTCCCAGACTTCATAGATAAGAGTGGCGCGGGTAGCATTTACGGGAGAATCCAACGGTTTTGTCTGAATGGCATCAAGTTTCCTAGGAAAATCGTTAAACCCAGGACATGTATAATCATCCACATTCGCCGATGAAGTAGAATATAGATCTTGTGGTGTCATTTCTTTACAGAATTGTGCGCCACTGGGTGCATCAGGAACAGTGGTTTCTGGACACTTGGCTCCAGGACGCAGTTCATTCGGATCATCGCCACCCTCACCCTTTCCAACAATACCCATGAATACGTTATTCATACCAGGCCCGTCTCCAAAATCAAAAATGTGTGCATTATTAGTGAATTCATCAAATTTCACCCAGACGCTGAAGGCGCGAATAGATCTCATTTTAATACTATTACCAAGCGATAGCTCAGAACTATCCCCTAAACGAATGAATTGATCTTTGCCATTAAAGAATACTCCCTGCGTAACTGCAGGCCGAGGCGTTTCGTCTATGCGTATCCCCCCTGCGATTTGCACAATACTTTTATCTACATAATCTTTCATGTCATCACGGAATCGTAACCACATTTGACAACCCGAATAAAAATCCAAAAGGGTAACAATCTCTTCGGGAGGGTCGGTATCAA